ACAAGGGGTCGGCAACCGCTTTCTATAAGCTGTCAACCGGAAAGACGATGAAATGTGTTATGCACTGGTCGGTACACCCTGAAAAAGCAATAGGTATGTACCATTCAGAGGGCGGCAAAATTATCCGGCACGACGACTTTAGTGGTATTGTCGATATGCCGGAAATGAACAAAACATTTAACTTCCCTGAAGACTACCCGTTCAGGAAAGATGGAAAATTAAGGTCGCCATTCTACGATAATGAATGTGATCGAGCAGCACACCCGATGGAAATTGCACAAGAACTTGACATGGACCCGTTTAGTTCCGACTTCCAGTTTTTCGACCCGGCGATGGTAGCTCAGATTGAGAAAGAGCATGTCTGCGCTCCGTTTGATGAAGGCGAAATCGAATTTGACGCGGATTCATACGATCCTCTCGGCTTTTTACATGGCGTGAATGGGCCCTTGAAGCTGTGGATTTATCCTGACTACCGCAATACTATAGATAGGAACCTTGAAATAGGCTGTGGTGCTGATATTTCCGCTGGTACAGGGGCAAGTAATTCAGCGTTGACTTTTGTAAACCTCCGTACCGGCGAGAAACTTGCTGAATACGCTAATCCGTGGATACGCCCAGCGGAGTTTGCGAGGCTGACAGTGGCTTATTGCAACTATTTCAATAATGCTTTCCTGCTATTTGACGCAAGTGGGCCTACCGGACGGCAGTTCTCTGATGAGCTTATGCGTATAGGCTACAGGAACCTGTATTACCGCCGGAACGAAGAAGGCTTGAATAAAAAGGTATCTGACAAGCCGGGCGTGTTCCTGAATACCAAAGAGCGTTCGGCTATTCTCGGCCTTTACCGCAGGAGTTTGAAGGATAAGACATTCATTCAGCGAAGCTCACTGGCGAATCAGGAGTGCTTGGAGTATATTCAGAAGACCAGCGAGGAAATCATACACAGTTCCGCTGTCAATAATATAGACCCGTCCGGCGCTGGCATGAGTCACGGCGACAGATGTATTGCGGACTGTTGTGCCGCGAAGTGCATTGACTTTTTGGGTACAAATACTAAAGCCCCTGATAAGGCAGATTTGTCACCGAGGAGTTATGCTTATAAATCTCGTGAGCGTGAACGTAAGGCTAAAAGAAAGAGTTTGTGGTAGTTTTTACTTGCTATTTGCGAAAAATAGTGTATGGGTTTAAGTAGACGGTGACGGGGTAGCTCCCCTGAGCTAAATTGAATAAATATAAGGGCCTCACAGGGCTGTGAACTTGTGAGGTCCTTTTTTTATTCACACAAAGGAGTAGCATTTATGGCTAAATTCAATCCTACGAACGAAGCTGACATTGCTCAATTGGGCCGTGCGGTTGGCTATTCGTATGACACCATGAAAGTTTTTCGTGACAACAGGCATGAAGTTATCAGGGAGGCTGTCGGCCATAATTATTCTGCTAACGGTGCAAAAGATAAAGTACCCATAAACCTACTCGAATTGGCTATGAACATTTACCTGCAAAGGTTAGTCGCCAAAAATCCAGCAGTATCCATAACCACTATATACGAGCAGCTCAAGGAAATCGCTACACGCTTTGAATTGGCAGGAAACCATCTGATTAAAGAAATAAAGCTCGGCAAGACTCTTGAGATGGTTGTTATAGGTGCAATGATTTCAAAAGGTATTATAAAGGTAGGGTTGAATCGCAGTACAGTAGAGGTCGGCGGGTTTACGCACGACAGCGGTCAGGCTTTTGCAGATTACGTTTCACTTGACGACTGGGTAGAGGATATGACAGCCGATACCGACGAGAACAGTCAATTTGAGGGAAACTTTTATTACCCTACCATAGATGAATGTGAAGAAATGTTTCCTAATAAAAAAGGTGGATGGACACCGCGTGGCAATCTTACAAACACAGAACAAAGAGATCACGACACTTCAGAGGGCCATAGCCAGTCGCAAAGAGAAGAATTTAGGCCGACAATTAGACTGCTAGATTTGTTCCTGAAGAAACAGAACTTAGTATTGCGGTGTTTAGCTTCCGATCCGTTTGACAAAGAAAATCCTATCGAAGAAGTTTTGGATTATTTTTCATGGAATGGGCCAGAGCATGGCATGTATAGGAAACTCGGCTTCTCTAAGATAGAAAATAATACAATGCCTGTAGCACCAGCTATGCACTGGATGGATATACACGACCTTACCAATAGGCTGTTCAGGAAGATGGGCAGGCAGGCAGAGAACGAAAAGTTCTGGACAGGTGTTCGACCCGGAGGCAAGGCTGATGGCGAGCGTACAGTAGAGGTAAACGATGGTGATGTGATAGCATTAGATGACCCCAAGAACATAGCTCCGATGCACAGCGGTGGCGTATCACAGCCTACATTAGCTTTAGTTCTTATGCTGAAAGACCTATTCAGTTATATGGCTGGTAATCTTGATATGCTCGGAGGCTTGGGCGCACAGTCTGAAACTCTCGGTCAGGACCAGTTACTAAGTGCCTCAGCTTCTATGCGTATTCAGAAGATGCAAAAAGAAGTGACGGAATTTACTACCGGTGTTATAGAAGACTTGATGTTTTATCTTTGGACAGACCCAAACCCAAAGCAGATTCCAGTTGTCAAAAAAGTACCTGGCTTTGAAAGTATCACAATCACAGTTCCGTTCAATCCTGACGACAGAGAAGGCGATTATCTTCAGTACAATTTTGATATAGTTCCATACTCGATGCAACACCAGTCACCTGAAAGCAAACTTCAGGGTCTTAGGACAATCTTTATGGAGTTCGTACCGGCGTTGACTCCAATGATGCAGGAGCAGGGTGCAACTATTAACATTGAGAAGTTCTTCAAGACAATAGGCAAGCTCAGTAATATCAAAGAGCTTGAAGATATAATTGAATATTCTACTCCATCATTGAATAGCGAGCCTGTAGGCCAGTCTGGTCAAGTAAGACAGGCCCCTGTTACCCGGCGTGAAAATGTCCGTATAAATCGGCCCGGTGCTACAGATTCAGGCAAGAGTGCTGTATTACAAAATGCTCTATTGGGCCAGAAGTCGCAGGGCAGTGAAGTGGCGGCATTGCAGAGGGCTACAGGATGAGCAAGATAGGTACTGAGACATTACAGTGCAGAATAAGTAATGTGATAGATATTCACCGTAAGGCTGAGGATGTGACAAATGCTGAAGTAATAGGGCTTTTAGAAATAATGAAATTGGATTTGTATAGTGAGATGGCTGATAGAGAAGATTATTAGGAGTTAACCAAATGCAAATGGTGCCTGTAAAGAGTTCAAATATCAAGTCGGCTGGATACGAGAACGGCACTTTAAGGGTAGAGTTTAGTAACGGCGTACAATATGATTACAAAGGCGTAACCGCTGAACTTTACAATGACTTTATGGAAGCTGAATCACAGGGAAGATTTTGCCACAAGAACATAAAGAGCAAAATAAAAAGGGAAGAAAACGATGACGGATTCAACTAATAGTATTTGGCTTAAAGTTTTAATTGGGTTTATTATTACAGTATTATTTGTGACTGTAACTATCGGCATCACAAGTATAAAAGAGTTAGATGACTGTAAAGTCGACAAAGAAGTTTTTAACCAGTATGAGCATTATCAGAACCAGCAATTCGGTGAAATAAAAGAATCTCTAACACGGATAGAGGAGAAAATATAAATGGCACTGCACCGTTTAGTAACAATGGGCACTAAGAAAGAGATCTTCCTTGAAATAGCCTATTCAGATTGGATGGATAGGATATGGAGTGACGGCTGTGGTTCGCGTTGGTGTATTACTTTGGAAGACGGCATACAGTGTTACGACCACGGAATTGTGTATAAGAAGTCGTGGCAGACTGCTGGTAACTGGCCTATGGCATCTTACGCTATGGGAGTATCACCAAGCGAGGTACCTGATATGAAAAGGCGTGATGCAGAAATGGGTGTTGCCATTGAGTATAACTCGGCAGGCGACCCTGTATTTACAAGCAAGAGCCACCGCAAAGCGTATTGTGAAGCTCATGGCTATTTTGACCGTAATGCAGGGTACAGTGACCCTGTGCCTGCTAATAGATAACCTGAAATCGAGAGGAATTACAATGAAAAAAGTTGCAAAAAAAGGAAGTTGCGGAGGAACGCCTAGGGTAGGGAAAAAAGGCGACCCTAAGCCAGCAAGAAGTAGTAGGCGTAGCACTAAAAGATAAAACCCGAACCGAAACCCAAGACCGAGAGGAATTATTATGAGTAAAGAAGAAGTAAAAGTTGAAACCGAAGAAACTAAGGTTGAGACAACCGAAAAAGAGATTCCCCAGGAAACCCTGGATGCTAATAAGAAGTTTGATAGTTTAATCAATGACGATGATAATTCCGCCATTGAGGATACTGATGAAGAAAAGGATGCCGAAGAAGAAGCTGCGAAAGAGGAGTCCGGCGAGGAAGAAGCAGTTGAGCAAACAGCGAAAGATAAAGAGATTGAAGCTGAAACAAAAGCTATTGAGGAACAGATTCTTGCCGACGATGA